ACAGGAGTAGCAAGAGTAAATAAGCCATCGCTTGCTGCATTGTAGTACTCTTTAATGTAACGCAAGCGGGCACTACTAGGTTCTTCTTTGTGGAACACAGTAGCGGCTGCAACCATGTAACGAATTTGTGGAGTTTCATATGTTTCCTTTGTAGCGCGATTACGTACTAGGTATTTTTCAATTAGCTGTTCAATAGCGGCATAACTGTATAGTTCATCTTTGCTATGATCTAACATAGCATCCATCTTGTCCCACTCTTCTTCAGTGTACCAAGATAATAATTCATCTGTGTAAAGACCTGTGGCTACATTTGTTTTAACAATGTCATACAGGCGAGGAGGCTCGTAGTTGCCATAAACATCCTTACGTAACATTGACAAACGCTGTTTGCCTGCTACGTATTGATAGTTAACGTGTCCGACATCGGGATTTGCTTCTACGTCGATTAAGTCTACAATCGCTCGTAATGTAATTTCATCTATTTCTTTTGTTGTAATGCCATCAAAAAAGTGCGGCTGACTTTTGATTTCAATCATGGATTGACTTACATCTGCTATGCCACTGCACACCTTTGTAATTTGTGCCTGCCACTTTTCTACTGCTAACGGCTCTTTTTGTCCGTTTCTTTTTGTGACTTGAATTGTCGTCATTGATTTCTCTTAAAAATTATCTAATTGTAATTCTACTGCTGTATGCGTTTTAATTAACTTTAATGTTTTATTGAACTGTGTGTTATTTAACACTTCTCCGTCGACCATATTAAGTATATATTTTCCTTTGTTAAACCAAGCTAAATTATAGTTGTATCTTGTCTTAGGATCTTGATATACTCTAAATTCTACATTTAAATTCGTGCCATGCTTGCTTAATAATATAGTATACACTATCCCCAAACACTTAGCAATATCGCAATAGACATTTTCGTAAATTAATGTCCATGGATCTGGCCAACTCTCCGGTTTGTCGGGATCTAAGTTGTAAGGGCAGAAAGGTACCGTTTGCCAAAGATTGGCAACTTGGTCTAATGCTTGATCAAATGGTAATTCGTCTAGCGATTTTCGAAAGTCACGCCACTGGGCTATTCGCCCAGCAGTATCAAGTTTCCACATGTATAATTGGTTAAGGCTGTGTTACTACTCTATATAATAAGGATGTTGTTGTAGTGGTGGAATAGTTAAAGTCGGATTTTGTACCAGACGAAGCATTAAAACTAAACGAAATATCTGTTGTAGCTGTTTCAGTATAATCTTCGTCGTAGCTAACAGCCGTACCCACGCGACTTAATTTAATTTGTCCGGTGCGTTGCTTTGAACCCTGTGTTAGTGTGTAACTAATTACAACATTGTTGGCAGTCATCGAATTAACAGTTCCAGATGATGGTCCAACCAAGGTAGCTGAGATACTTTGCAATCCTGCCATTGACGTGGAAATATTTAAAATATTACCTTGTAATGTAGCCACATTGCTTTCTAATGCTTGTACATTGCTAACAAATCCGGTGGTAAAATCAACAATTGAGTATTGTGTTAATAATTCTGTAATACCCTCAGTTGGGGCTCCTTCTTCAATGGTACCATTGCCGATATATGCTCTACGAGAATCAATGGTCCAGCCAATTTCGCCGGCTGCTAATGCTGGTAAGTCTTGTTGTAGACCTCTTCGCTGTTGAATTTTACTGATTTGAACAATTGCCATTTTATACTAATCCTGAAATATAATGTATTTATGCAGTCAAGTAATACAGCTCTACACGTTTTGTCCATTCCTCTGTCCAATATGCAAACTCGTCACCTTCAACAACAAATTCTAGGTATTCTGGTGTCGAAAGGGTGCCATCACCTAGCTCTTTTGGCTGTACAGCCATCATAATTACACCACAATTAATATCAGTGCCGTGTGTAACATTGTGAGCCTGTGCGTATGCGGCTAATTGTATAAAGTAATCGCTAATGTATTCACGCTTTTTAACTTTATTACTTTGTTTAAAGTCTATAATTGCAGGACGACCTTTCCACACACCAACACAATCAGTTGTGCCAGCATATAAGCCACTATAATAAACAGGGACCTCAACACCCCAAAATTCATTTACATTAGACAATCCTTTAAGGATAACTTCTGCGGCCATGAACCAACTGGGGTGTGCATAGGGATTATTAGGCAAGGGCTTTAAATCATCATTAAGTGCATACTGTTCTAAGTAGGCATGCATACGTGTTCCGCGGTTAGCGGCTTCTGTAGTAATTTGTTGTGCCCTGACTTCTCCTACGTTTTTACGCCACTGTGCTAGTGCGGCTCGAGATTCGTCGCTTTTAGTTTTGTCCAAAATAGTTGTTACACTAGGTACTTTATCCCCTGTGGGTAAAGCATAATGTCTTTTACCTTCTACAGTAGTTCGGTTAATAGGTGCGTAGTTAAATTTGTGGATAATCATACTGTAATTATAACATCAGTGCCAGCATTAATCAATAAATATTTTGATGAAAATTCTAATAAGTGGATGTAGCTTTACGCAATGGCCTGAATATCCGGGTGGACTAAATGTTTGTTGGCCCAAATATCTTAAAGAGATCCTACCCGAATATGAAATTACAACACTTGCAGAAGCTGCGGCTGGAAATCAATATATTTGTGACAGCATAATTAGGGGAACACTTACTGATCAGTACGACCAAGTTCTTGTTATGTGGTCTGGTGTTAGTCGATTAGACTACTTAACTAGCTTAGAGGATAGTGCATGGGAAGCATTATTTGATAGTTATGGATTCTTTCGAAGATTACCCAATGGTAAACTAGGATGGATCTTTAGTGGTGGACAGATGGGTACTTGGTTTAAACATCCTGTTGCACACAAGATGTTTTATGAAATGTATAAAGTTAGTAGTGAACTAAGTTTAGCAACAATTAACTTAATGGAAATTATAAAACTACAAAACTATTTAAAAGCTAAAGGTATTCCATTTAAGTTTATGAGTTATGTAAACTATTGGACCACAGGTAAGAATCTAAGTCCCAATGGCGACTTCGGTCTATTAGATTTCCCTGAGTTAAAATATCTAATAGACGAAATAGATTTTAGTCAGTGGATATTTGCCGGCAATGATAAACAATGTATCTATGATGTTGCTAAAGAAATGAATAACTTCATGGAGGATGGATTTCATCCAGGCCCAGATGCTCATGTTGCTTGGGCTAAACTAGTTGCTGATCAAGTACCTGATTAATTTGTTCTGCAGCAAACATAGTCCAATCTGTTGTCATAATATGATTGTAATTATGTTCTAGCATGGGACGAATTAATTGATATACTTCTGCTTGGTCTCTATTACATAATTGTTTTACTTGTTCAAATGCTGCGGCATAACGATCATTATCGTTTTCAATAAAATCGTAACTTTCGTCAATTACATTACTAAATGTTTGAAATCCTAGTCTATGTAGATTTTGTAAAAACTTATAACCAGTAAACGCAATAAACAATCTACGTGCAATCATTGGTTTAGCAGTTTTCTCACTAAAGAAACTTAATGTATTGTCGTGATCTGTTTCTGTAATAATACTATAGGCAGTATCATTGAAGACTTGAATAGGTATTACACGACTTAATCCAGTATATACCCCGTAATATTTAACTGGACCAGCTGTGCCAGGTTGCTGTTCTCCTATTACCTCAACCCCCGGTTCCCAGACAAAATAATCTTTGGCATAGAATTGATTATCATCCCATTTGCCACCATAGGTCATAATAAACTTATCCTGTAAATTATTTTTCTGTACAGCAGTTGCTACAAAATCTCTGTGTGGTTTAGGACTACCAAGCAATGCATCAAAATACTTTGGTTTTACTTGATATGTTGTTATATTAGATAATTGTGCTGGCAACTCTTTATAAATGTATGTGGTTGTTTTAAACCAGTCTCCCCAAAATATGAGATGATCATTCATTTTTGTGTTAACTTGCCCGGGAAGTACCCAATAGACATTGTCGTGATGACATTGTTCCCACATACGCCAATGGTAATTATGCAATTCACTTTCGAATGTAAACACTAAATTACTAATAGAACTTAATTGATTGATTTTGTCTTCAAAGCCTTGATATGCTGTGCAGTTAATATCATGGGTGCAATGTAATCTATGCATGGTAAATGCAATTTTTACTGTCGCAGAGGTATCTCGGTATTCTTCAAAACTATGAGATATAGTATAGTCACCTAAATTAAATTTAGGCAACCACTCATTATCGATGATATCACTATCACTGTAAACTAACATTATTTAAATAGGTAAATTACTTGGTTGCGGCGCGATTAGCCATTTTAGAAACAATCTTACTTGAGTCACCAGGAGCAGCAGTTTGAGCGCCCAAGGGATCATTTGGATCGATTGTGTTTTCTGGTAGTGCCAGGTATACGTACTTGGAACCAGTCTTGTCATCATCTTTGATGTCTTTAATTAACGACTTAACTATATCATTATGCTCTCTTGCACCTTCTAATGCTGCATAGTTAAATGCTTCATTACCGGGAATATTGCGAACACGGTCAATTACAGTATCAACTTTAACACGTGGTGTTATTGCTGAACTATTTTGTGCTTCATTACGTAGCCACTCTAGAGCGGTGATTAAAGCAGAATCGCCACGGCTATCTGCTTCATCTTCAATTGCTTCATCGGCTAATTCAAACGACTCTAGAATGTCACGTATTTTCATATTAACGACGCTCGCGGCCTAATTCTTCTTCGCCACCAGCAGCAGCATCAGTAGCATTAAAGCTGTCTGTGTCTAGGTCTGATTCAGGAGGGGCTCCTAATTCATCACCGCCAAATCCGCCTTCTTCGCCGCCCGGTTCATCACCGCCAAATCCGCCTTCTTCGCCACCAAAGTCCATGTCACCGGCTGGAGCTTCTTCACCGGCTAATTGACGTACTGCTGTGTCTGTTGATTCACGGCCAGTACTTAATGATTGATATAAACTAGTTAGAACAGGAGTAATAGCACCTTTAAATGCTTCAGCTTGTTCGCTACCAATTTGATCACGGATAGTGTCAACTAAAGCAGGGATTTGTTCGTTTTGTACTTTAGAAACTTTTTCTAACATATCTTGTAGGCTATCAACAATATCCTTAGCAGCTAGAACAGCTTCTGAACGACCCATTTCGCTTTCAAACAAACCTTGTTCGCTTGATAGCCATTTATCTAGGCCTTCTTTAACAAGCATAAGTTCCATATACTTGCTATTCTTTTCAGCAGTATGGCTGCCAAAAGATTTTTTAATTTGTGTGATGTTTTCACCCAATGCTTGTGTTAAGCGTTTAGCTTTAGCATAAGTTAAATTATCATAATCAATAGAAAATCCAAAACGGCTTTCAACGATTTTGTTAATCTTCTGTGGGGTTACTTCGGTACGCATTTCTGAGAGTCTCATTGTTTATATTCCTAAACTTTATGTAGTATTTATGTCTATGCCCAAACTTTTGTTAACTTTGCATAGTGATGTATTTGCATCATTTTAGCCCTGGCCAGCTCTAACTCTCGTTCGGCTATTTCAAGTCTATTTTGTCTGCTATCAAGTGCTACATAGTCTTTTTCTAGGGTAGCACGTGTAATACCCCGACGCAATGTAAGCATGTCTGTATAGTTTTTATTTATATCTGTATCTATTCGTATAATATCATCTGCGTCGCGATATCTACGTTTAATGGTGTATATAGTGTAAAGTATAGCACTAATTTTGTGCTCAAATGTATGTACTAGTTCATCGTTACGATCAAACAATTCACAGGTTTTATTAGGATACACTCGTAGATTGTACAAGCCAATTCTGTATCCACTGTTAGTTGGAATACAAATGCTTGTATCTTGATTTTCCTGTAGTTTGCCCAGCTCACGCTTAGTCCACTGTTTAATATAATCAGTGGCATAATTTAGTTCAGTTGTTACTCTAGGATCTATTTTAGTTGTTGCTTGTTTCTTAACGAATTTTTTTCGTGTATATGATTTGACCATTTTCATTCCGACGCAATAATACATCTTGCATCGTTAGTTGATTAGCTATTAGTTGCTCGCGCTCGTCGAGCTTATTCTTTTCTATTTTAGATTCGTGTTGGAACCTGCCCAACAGATCTGCTTGTTCGTTGTTCAAACTTAATTGAACGTTGTTTAGTAATTCTACTATTTTCATTTAATAAGGTGTAATACTACACCGATCATTCCAGTTAACATCGCTACAAATACTGCCGTGCCAATTGTGATCAATGTTTTGTTACTTTCTCCGCCTACTTTACCAAGGCTGTCTTTGATGTCAACTATATGACCTTCAATTTTGTCCATACGATAATCTAGGTTTTCTAATTTAGTTTCCAAATTGGAGTATCTTTCTGCACAAAGCTCTACATGCGCCTCTAGACTCTTCTTTTCAATTTCTGTGGTGGCCATACTTGCTGTTCCTGTTTATAAGTAATGCTTTTTAATGAGCCTGTACTGTGCCTTGATAATGAGCCATAATGTGTGCCGGGGCATCTATACTATTTATGCAGGTATAATCTGTTTAAAGTAGATGTTTTTGATAGACCCGTATGGATAAAAAATAGGTAACATAAAACGTGCTGTTTCTATTAGTCCTGTTACTATAGGAACTTGTTCAAAGTCTTGATGTATTCCACCTAGTTCTTTTCCTGGTAAATCGTATATGCCCGATCCTTCAACTGCCCATTGCCACATCCAAATCTTTTGTTGTCCATTATAAAAGTCCCCAAACTCTAAATTACCTACATCAAGATCAGCAGTAATAGGATCGTGTATATAGTGTGGCTGTGTACGTAGACCAATGCATTGTAAGACTGTTTCCCAGTTGCGTTGTTGATTACGTTCCATACTATCGTTACTACCGCGGGTTATTCCAGTTGCTGTAATATCTACTAGACTGTAACCTTGGAAGAAATATAAATTGCTGGACATAAACATATTTAGCGGCCATAAAAAAAGCACTTAAAAAGTGCTTTCTTTATTTGTTTAAAAAAGCTATTAAGCGATTTTGAAACCTGTTGTACTTGTAACTGTTGTAGCGTTAGCCCAAATGTTACCTGTACCTAAAGTTACACTAGCATTGCCTAAAGAAGCAATACGTGTAGCGATAGCTGTAGTTGTGTTACCTGTAGCTTCAACTAAAACACTTAAACGGTCTGTATCAACTTGATACATAACGATTGTAGAGTCAATAGCGATTTGCTTTAGGATTGCTTCAACAGGACCACCAGTTGCTGAATCACCGGCAACAAAAGTTTGTGCTGCACCAGGTGCGCCTAATAAAACTTTAATTGCTGTTGGGTTTTTTGTTAACCCTGTAGCGATAATAGTAGCTAATGTACCATCATATTTTGCGTCAACGTTGTTAACGCCATTTGCATCACCTGCATAACGTGTTTGGATTGCCATTTTTAAATCTCCTTAATATATGTGCATCTCTGCATACATTTATTTATACAAACTAGTAAAAAACTGTATTTTCTCTACTCTTTTGCAAATAAAGCTGCACTGAATGTTCCGCGATTGACTAATTTTACCAGTCCCTGCGGTGTATTAAACACAAAGCCCTCACCTTGTTGTTTTCCGTTGACAAATTGCTGAATTCCTTGCACTTGCCCTTCTAGCTGGTTGGCTAAATTGATTTTTAAAGCATATACCGCGTTCCATATAGCAAATAGGGCTTTTAAACCGTTTTCGTTTTGATATAGATATCCGCCGGCATCTTCCCCTACTAGAAACTTGTATTGTTTAGCACTAACATTATGTTCTAACCATGGTCCTAACTCTTCGTTAGTTTGTCCTGTAATCTTTTTATTTAAAAACTTTTGCAATGCTTGGCGAACAACTCCAGGTAAACCTGCTAGGAATTGTTCTGCTACATTACCATATTGACTAACTGCATTGTTAGCACCTTTAGTCAACTGCACAGGATCATCTAACTTAAATTTAATACCTGCACTAGGAGTTAATATAACAACTGAACCATTTTGTTTAAGGCCTTGGCCGTTCCACTGTGCAGGTTTTGCACTATCGTCGGTAAAGTATTGGTGTACTACAACACCACCTACACTACGTCCGATTGATTGACCTAGTGTACTCTTAGCAGGTATATGGTATTCTACTACATTTGGTTTAAACACGTACGCACCATTAACAGGCGTTAATTGATTCCACCACAATAGATCTCCCCAGAAAAAGCCTGTACTTGATCCTACTGCTTCTTCTAGGCCGCGCCAGATATTTGTTAATTTAGCATATAAATCTGGACGTGTTTTTCCTGATTTCTTCTGTAAATCGTATTCTTCCCATTTCTTAGGACTATCAGCAAAGTACTTAGCATCAAACATATATTTGTCTTGTACTGTAAATCTACCATCACGCATACGACCAAATATTAATGCCGGAAATCCGTCAAATTTAATTGTAACTGATTGCGGGTTCTTAATAACAAATTGCAATGATTGTAACGCTTGTTTGGCAACATCAGCGCCATCAAATATTGCATCCTCTGGATGCGGTTGAGCTCCGGTGCGTTCTTCAACTAGAATATTATTAATAAAATCTAATCTCATTTAAAATAACCCTTAACCATGTCTAAACCTTGTTGTATTTTTTGTCTATCTTGCTCAGCACGTGCTTTAGCTTCTGGTGTCGTTGCTTTATCACGTTTCTTGCCAGCAATATCTATCTGTGCTTTTTCATCGTAACGCTGTAGGAACTTTTGTAAAAAGTCTTGTGCAGAAGTAAAGTTTGCTAAGTCTCCTTGGCCAAACATACCATTTGCTTCACAACTTTCAGCAAAGCCTTTAATACCTTCAACTAACTTGCTAATCTTAACGTCATTGACGTCATTGCCGGGATTTTGTTTTAGTAGTGGGCTAATCTTAGGATTCTTAATACCAAGACCTTGAGCCAAATACTTAAATATATCGTATATAAATGTTGTTGGGCTAGTCGTAACTGTAACTACCTCTGTACCTTTTTGTTTACTAAAAGGTACATGTTGTCCATCTATTACTTTTAATTGCACACCGGCATGTTGGATACTTAGGTCAAGTAATTCACCTAATACGCTAAACATATTACCGTGTAACAATCCTTTAACTCCACGCTCAGGAGTAACACGTGACGCACCCCATTGCTCTAAACGTTCTGGGTGCCACATAAAATCAACTTGCACAAATTGGTTGTTACCTAATGCAAAGATAGGATGTCCGGGTTTGCTTTCACTTGTATCCACATAAGGAGCATGTCCTTGTTTAACAAAGTCATCAGTTAGCTTATTCCACTGTGCTGTAAACTGTGCATAACTTTGTCCTTCTGTTTCGGGCGCGATCATTTGTAAATCAATGTCGCCATAAATTTTAGTTGGATCTTCACGTGTATCTACTTCATGATGAGCACTGGATCCTGTCGGACGTCCGCGACGTATAGGTGCCACTCTGGGACCTAGTGATGCATTAAAATCTGCTACAAATTTATCTACAACTTGTAAGGCTACTGCTACAATCTTAGGATGCAGTACTGTACCTTGTGTTAAGGTTGTGTCCCACCCACCTTCAAGAATAATATCTCTTATCTTCATATTTGGTGTCCCATCTTGCGGAACCATGCGGCGCTTCCCGGAGTAACATCCTCGGGAAGGGTTAGTAACCCCTTGGCTTGGTCTTGTTTGGCTTGCGCTAACTTACCTTCGCGGTCGGGGTCACTGGCTAATGCTTTTAATACAGAGGCTACTGAATTTAAATCTGTTGCATGTGCGCCCGGGTTTAAGAGTACTTTTGCTGCTGCTTCACGGGTGTCTGCAACTACGGAATTGTCATCCCGGCGCATCACTGTACCGCCAAATGCATCTACTTTAAGGCCTAAAAATTTACCAACACTATTTAATAGAATAAACAATTGATTGCCTTTGAATGCTGGATCATCGTACATGCCACGTGGGCCATGTTGGTGCCAGTCGGCAACTTTTTTTGCATTAGGTATGATCATTAAGTCAACTTGTGCATATAATGTCTTACCGTCTGCTGTTTTATAAGGAACATCAACGTGTACGTTGCGACCTTTTACTGCTACTGCATAACCTTTAGCTTGAAAGTATTGTGCTAATGCTTGTTTAGCTTGCTTTTCATCTTCTACGCCAAAGTTCTTCACTGTAGTTGCTTGATCTAAAAACAAATCAATATCGCCACTTGATACTTTATAACCAGCAGAGCCAATATCTGCCATTACTTGTTTTTGCAATCCACTAGGCAATTCTCGTTTAATCGTATCTACTACTGCGGCAACATTTTCTTTTGCTACATCGCTAGTATTGTCGAATACATTCCCGCCTTCGTATAGATACATCATAATTTTGCTAATTCTTTATTTAAAAACTGTTGCATAGGAAGATCAATCGGTTTTGTTTGTCCTAATTTAGACCATTCACCATTTGGTTGTCGAGTGTATCGTTTACCATTAAATTTTAAAACAATTGGATTCCTTGCGCTGATAACATCTACTTCTGGATCAAGTAAACGACTACTTTTTGTCGGTTGATCTTGTGCACCTGGTGTCTGAGTCTGTTTANGTATTGGAGTTTGCATAAATGTATCAGTTAATTTTGTTATATACTGTGAAACACCTGCACTACTCATATCAGTTGGTGCAGGAATTTGGTCTACAGGAATTCTATTTCCAAAAATTGTTTTAGCGAAAGCTAATAACTCTGTTGGATTTTGTGCAAGACTTGGATTTTTTGCTATTTTACTATTCCATAAACGTATCCAAGGTTGCGAAGATCGTTGAGCTGTAACTTCTGTTTTTGTATTTTGTGTGTCTTGGGCATCGGGTTGTACAAAACTTTTAGCTCCTGCTTTAATTTTATTCCATAAAGTTGGCTTTTGTTGTAGTTTTGGGTGTGGTATGGTTCGCGCAGGATTTGGTTTAAATACCGATGGATTAGGTGTGCCAGTATCTGTGTTTAATGCTTCTACAATAACCTCGTTAATCTTCACTTTTCATTCTCCGTACACCACGTTTAAATTTCTCTGGCTCTTGGGTACGGATTGAATTGATTAATCGGCGTTCCAGCTCTCCTGCTTGTTCGGCATCGTAATTTTCACGTATATAATTGATTAGATTGATTGCTCCAGCGATTACGTTGGAGGCACGGCTTTCCACAAGATTCTCACGATCTTTGTGTACTAGCAACGTGTCTAGTTCGTCTAATATGCTACGGGCCTTCTTTTGCAAGGTATGCTCCAGTTATGTTGTATTTATATGGATTTATTCAGACTTGGCTTTTAGGCCAGCGAGCATTGACTTTAATTTAGTGCTTTCTACACTACTGCCTGGCGGCGGTGCTGTGTTTTCATCTAATTTCCACCCTTCTTTAGCTACAGGTAATCCAGTTGTTTGATTAATAGTAGATGTAGTCTTAATTTGATTCATAATACTTGCAGATGGCTTATAACCATTGCCTCCGGCACTACCCACTTCTTCGCCTGGGTCAGTAATACGCATAGTTTCAATGTTATATTCTAAGTCAATCTTTTGCCCTACGCCAGTTGAACTACGTGACTTCATACATTGAATTTGATATTTGCCACGTTCTTTCATGGCACGACTTGTAAAGATACCAAATACGTTATCTGCTGTATTAATCTTAGAGATACCACCTGCAATATGACTATGGTCAAATTCAATTTCTTCAACTGCACTACGATTTAACTGCGACGCTGTTACAAACAACACGCCTAGCTCTTGTGATAAGTTACGCAATTCTTCTGCTACATATTTGTCTTTAATAAACTGATCATTTGGATTTACTTTAACCGATACCGGCATTACTAAGTCTAGATAATCGCACATGACAAAGTCTACTTTGTTGTTTGTTTGTATTTGATACTCTTTAATGAAACTACGAATATCATTTACGTTACTTTGTGCCGGTAATGCTTTAATACGATACTTGCCAGACTTCTTACCCACCATCTTAACTTTAAGTTCTGTAGTATCAATATCCTTACGAATGTCTTTTGTGCCCATGCTAGTTAACATAGCATCTGTTCTTAGTGCGACTAGTTCTTCACTGAGTTCTAAACTAATATATACACCACTTAGTCCTGCTTGCAACCAACTTAATGCAATATTCATCATAACCAAGCTCTTACCCGAACCTGAACCGCCAGCAAAAATGTTAAGTTCGCCACGACTAAATCCGCCATATAAGATCTTATCCATTTGTGGCCACCCTGTACTTACTTGTCCACCACTATTAAAATACTTGTCAATACGTGCATGTGGATCAGCAAAGTAATCTGTACCTAAGTCTTTAGTTAAACTGATCTGTACTGCATCTTTAATTAACTTTTCTACAGGATCGTAGTCGCCTTCTTCTAATAGATCTGCTGCTTTAAGAATAGCACGACTAAGTTCTTCTTTACGTGAGAATCCCTCAAATTCTTTCATAAACCACTCTTGATGACCTTCAACAGTATCGGGAATCGGTCTAAGTTCTACTCCTGTTAGTGCTTTAATTTGTTCTACTGTGGGAAGTGTTTTATACTCAGCCGAGTGGCTAGCAATAAATTTAGCAGCTTCTCTTAAACTGCGATCAAAGTTCTCTGGATTGTAAATATTTTGTATTCTCACAAAACTTTGTGCGTCTTGAATCATCATTTCTAAAAACAATTTTTGTAATTCTGGTGTGTATTCAGTTGCCATAGTATATTATATATTACTTTCTAGTAGAGATCCTAATGTTGTCGAATCGGTTGGAAATTCATTTAGATCATAGCATTTAATTTCAAACCCATTCAATCTTAATTTTTGTTGTATTATCGATTCTGATATAATGTTTAATTTAGTCCATGTTAATTCTTTGCCCGATATAGAATAGTTAACAATATCTTTTATTAATTCATATTCGTCTAATACATATTGTTGTTTTTGCCTCCACTCTACTGCAAACTGGTCTACTAAAATATCTTCAGTTAAGTTACAATAATTGATAATTTTTTTAAAGGTATTACTAGTATCATTGAGTATGTCGCCGGTGCTAATCTTAATTCCCCGGGGGTTATAATTTACAGCAGTTATCCATTCGTTAACCCAAATTGGATAAAATATACTTAGCCATTCTCGTAATTCCCAAACTTGCATATCTGACCAATGTGTATACTTAGCATTCCAATTAGTTATGTTATCTTGATTTTTACCACAGAATATATCTATTCCTAATCCTAATCCAATTGCAATTTTATAATACTGAAATAACATATTAATCTCAGCATACTCTATATTAGCAATGTAAAGAAAAACAATTCTAGTAGATTCTAACACCGTTTCGTTGATTAACCTAATAGTTTCATCTGCATGAAGATTTGTAAAAGGATATATTGGAGTTACAATATCATTTGTAAAATTGGACTCTAAAATTTGATCCATTAATACAGTATTTTCACAAATATGATTTGTCTTTTTAAAAGAATGCATTGACCCATCGTTACAAATTATTGAATTAATCCGATCTTCTTTATACTCTTTAGTAAATGCCCGCAAAACGTATTCAACTGTTGATGCAAACGAACCTGGAACAAACGGTATTAAAATCATACTAATTTCTTTTTTCTTAACTCAATTTTTAATTTATTTGATTGTTTTGCATCTATAATACTTTTAATAACAAATAGTTTACCATATGCTTCTACTGCGCTTGCAACGTCTTTGTGTTCTTCTTGCCATATAGGAAAGCTAACACTCCACCCATATTCGATTGCCTTGTCTACCAAGTTGGCGCCTGCTCGATCTGCATCGGGTACAACAATAACTTCACGTCCTAAGCTATCAATAATATCTGCTTGTATTTCGCTGCACTCATTGCCTAGAATAGCAACACCATCTACTGCCATAGCATCAAATGGCCCTTCAACTACAATAACAAACTTAGCATCTTTTAATTGTTTGTCTACGTTGAATACGTAGTTGCCTTCGTGACTGTTATAATACTTGGGCGTTACATCCTCAACGAATGTTCTTGCTGTATAACCAATAATTCGATTCTTCCAAGTAAATGGAATAATTATACGCTTGTTCATGCTATGTAATGTATCAAGGGTCCAGTAGAAATGATATTTATTTAAATCAATTTTTCTATCATTGACATATACCACTGCTGCCACATACTCCATTGGCATATCTACATAGTCTGTGAGCTTATACATTAGACCAAGCTCCGCCAAGTCGCTTGCATCTTTAGGTAGAGGCCGCGCTTTAAACTTAATTTCTTCTTGTTCTACTACTTCTGCTAGTTGTTCTGGTGCTACTAAGTCCTGGATACGGATAGCATCAATAACTAATCGTTTGACTGTGCCATCATCTGCTCCCATCCAACTTAATAACTTACGGAATTTATATGTTAAATGACGACCCGGAACATAACTTGCTTTGAAGTTGCAGTTAAAACAATGATAACTAACGCCGCCGTCTGGGTTCATTACCATACCGCCACGTGATCTGGTATCGGCTGATTCGCCGTTATGATGACAGCAGGGTGCATTGAAACTTATCCAACCCGAAGTAGAGTTAGTTTTACGTTTTCCTGGTAATATTTGTGTAACGGCGTCGCGGATAGAGTTCAACATTTCTACTATTATAGCAGGAATGCTAAATTAAATCAAATCAATTGATTAAACTGATGCGTAGTTGCCACCAATGACCCAATAGCCCTCAGCATTAATATCGTATACCAAAGTAATATAACCAAACGGATTATTGAAGCTTATAGTCTGGTTGCTACCCTCAATATTTGCGCCCCCGGCAGCACTAACTGTAATCGGATGGCTACTAAATGTTGTTGATTTCTTAATAGTATATTGCTTACCATTTCCGGGATTAGATGGCAATACAATAAATGCAGTAAATCCACCATTGCTATCTGCAACGATAATATTATCAGTTGTAGATGCTGCATAAGTGTCATTACCAACCTGTGCTAAGAACTCTATTAATGCAGGAGTAGACAATGGTAAGTTAGTTAGATTGCTACCATCACCGTAATAGTATTGTGCGTTAATGATACCGACACCAGAGATAGCGTTCGGACTTGCTGTAAAGTTTAGATTACCCGGTAGTGTTAAATTTCCATCTGTGCCAAATGTCCAAGACGCTGTAATGACCGATCCTGTGCCTGCTTGTACTGCGATAGCGCCATTGGTATTGTTTACTTGTACTGAATTATTAGATCCATTGGGAGGAATAATAACTGCCGCTGTAGCACCGTGACTCAAATCTGCGTTCTCTATTGTAATCCCAGCAAGGTCATACATAGCATCGCCGATAAATCCGATATTGCCTGTTACTGTGCTTCCAGTTGAAAAAGGAGTCCAACGAATATTATCGTTGTCTGGACTACTTCCAGAATTGCCATTGCCACCAATTTTTATGAACGCATTACCATTGTATGTAACTATGCTAACATTGCTAGTATAGTAACCCTCTGGGTCCCATGCTCCTGTCCATACAGTACCCGCGGTTGTTTGTACTGTACTGTCAGAAAATACGATGTTACCCGGTAATACTGTACGACCTAGACTATCAAATTGCCAACTATAATTGTTATCATTCTCAGTGTTAACTATTTCAAATCCAATGTTGTTTTGTTCTGTAAAAATCAACGTTTGGCCGATATTAGTTGCATTGCCAGTGGCCATTACTGTAAAGTATTGGTTTGCATCTACGTTAGCTAATAGCGATATGCCAGGACCAAATCCGGTAGTAATAGAACCATATGGTAGATTAATAATGCCCGGTACTGTCATAGTTCCTGCGGTATCAAATATAAAATAGCTCTGGCTGTCATTGGTTCTTATGTAAACATTGCCATAGTTGGAGTATAATGTAGAATCGGTGTCTGTACCAAAAATACCAGACCCATTGGCATTGCTACCAATACTCCAGTAACCAATATTTTCTAAATCTAAATGACTATTCTGTGTATATGCCCGAAAATGATCTGCTGTTAATTCTGCATAGATTGGACAACCATCTACAGGAATATTCCATTGTGTTCCGCCAGTAACTGCATTGCCGCCAATGGTTAAGTTTCCATTAATAACACTTAACTCTGAGCCACCGATAAAAATACTATTACCACTTAGGTATAAGTTTTCCCACTGTTCTGTTGGAGTACCTAGATTGTATGTATTATCTGCGCTTGGAATTAGATTACCAAATGTAACATTACCATTTAATATGTTTGTAATTTCAGAAACTATATTACTGTCAACTCCAGTAATAGTAATAATATTATTAGTTAAAGTATCAATCTGTGCTTGTGTTGCCAGGGTCATCACACCGCCAGTAGTTACACCATCTTGTATTCTGAGAGTATGCAAATCTGTGTCAAGAATAACTTCACCAATTGGGCCAGTGTAACTGCTGGATTGTATTGTATTGCCTCTACGCAAAAGGACTTGTTGTATATGTACATTAGCTACGGTCATTATAGTGTTCCACCATCAAATACTGTTTCTTCTACTCCGGGTTCACCACTTGTATTAGACCAGTAAGCTGGCAATACTTCTAAATCTAGTGGTACACCGTAGTTGTCATCGATATACATAGGAGCTTCTGTGTTATCGGATTGTTTAATTGTTTTAAATGTTAGTTTATAAAAACGTTGTTCTAAACTATCAAGTGTATCTTTATCAATTACGAAGTTACCGAGTCCTTTAGTAATATCTGCAAATGACACAGCAAAACTATTAATTGTAACTTGATTAGTAGGATCTTGTATATCTGCTTGAACAGCATAACCAGTTAGATTAACTGATTTCTGGTCTTGATTACGCATGATAACTTGAACGGGATTGTCTACACCTTGGTAAACTTTAATTGGGCGGCTATACACTTGGCGGTTCCTTGTTGTGAAAATCGTAGGATCAAAAACTTGAACCTCGATGGTATTCGGATATAAATATGTTTTGACAGTAATCATTTATTTGCTCGTCTTTAACATATTTATCGGATAACGTGGAAGATCACTACAAGCAACTCTTAAGTCAGTACCCATTCATTAGCTATATTACCTATGGCGGCAACGATTACATCGGCATCATTCAAAACTTTGACGAAGTTATAACAACACTTTATGATTTTGGCAGTCTCAAAGACGCAGAAATTAAGAAGGTATTCTTAATTTTAGGGGAAACATGGTGGTGGGAAAGTAATAGACTTATGCCTATTAATGTGTTTTTAAAGCAAGATTGGGGCATTTTTAAAACGTGTCTACGTACTATGAATAGTAAGGATGTAGAAATTAAAATGGGCCCTTACGTGAGCTTAAAAGAAATGGCTACCAAGCGTAGTAAACGTAAATCAATTACTCTCGTTCGTAGAGTTAGTTAACAAATTCATATTAACCACCACTAGGTGTGCATAGGCCACAGAATGGCTACGTTTAAAGAAATACCCATCATCTTGGGGCTTTTCCCATACGGTTTTAGCTACATTTGCCCAGGTTTCGCCTATTAAGTGCCTCTTCGCAGGTCTTATTACTGCAAGTAACATCGCCATGCGAGGTATACTATTAACTGCTTCTGGCATCTTAATAAGTGTTTCGTAGTGATTACCAATATGTATTAACCGACTACAAAATTCTGGATCATATAGTCGATCCCATTCTGGTTCTTGTGCAATAAGTTCTTGTAAATGTTGCTCACTTTTTATCTGAGTATATAATGATACATTCAAAAAGTCCAATTTCATATAACCGCGATCTTCTGCTACCTTATGATCGATGCTGGCACGACCAGTAAATGGATCAATTGGTACATCAGTTACATATACCCCTGTATTGTGCGGAACCCAATTACCGTCGCGATTGATACTTGCAGGATTATGTTTAAGTAATGCTAATGCCTTTGTACGGTCTGCGAAATCAATGTCAATATCCGATTTAAATTTCATAATCCTGCTTTCGATAATATTTCTTTAACCCATTCAGTATCGGCTAGGTAATCTTTAAATTTGCGTTGCCAGTGTTCGGGGTCAATCCAAGGAATAATCATTTCAACTTGTTCTTCACCGAGCGAATCCAAAAAGGCAACTCCACTGTCGCAGTTATATACAACCCAAGGACTAATCCTGCCAGTGCTGATATGATAACAAATACGATTCCCGTTACCATACCTAAAATAGTCGCTAAACCCATTCCTAAGTTCCAAATGATCTTCCGCATAATTCTGCATTTCCTTTAAAGCACGTTCTAGTGCATCTTGTACTGCTTCACGTTTTAAGTATTCGTGTAAGTAAGTAACGTAAAACTCATCCTTACACCAGAAGTCTAGCTTCTTATTATTCTTTAATAACCATTCTAAGAACTGTGTGGGATTAATACCCCTAATGGCTACCATATGTCTGCCCCACTTAACAAAGGCATTATAATACGGCGACTTTGCAAAGTCAATATAACTTTTTAACTTTGCACTTCCCTGCGTAATTTCATAAAAACGTAAGTATGCCTTAAGCCCAAGTTGGACCGGCACTTCCTTTTCTTGTTGCCAACGGCGCTTTTGCTCGCAGAGATGTACCGCAAGACTTGATTCTTTACGGAAGTCTTTTTCACAATATTTACACTTATATAAGGTTTCGATCATTGATATATTTTACAAGGTATTCATTAAGAACTTGGTGGGCACCTGTAGCACGATGCCGTAAATGTTCCGGAGTATTTTGATGACCGATAAAGTTCCCATGGCCCGTGGATTCATTGAATGGAACACCTTGCTCATGTTGGTATTTAATTGCAGCCCAGTTGAACCCATCAATGATATTCTCACTACTACGAAATAGATGTAATCTATCACGTCCTAGTAAATATTGATAACTGTCATCTGCTTGTTGATAAACTAATACTTGGTGACCTCTTGCTTGTAAATTATCTATAGTAGAAAGTATGCGGTACATTAAATCTTCTGTACGATCTATTAGACTGTATGCTTCTACCATTATTTTTTGTTTTACAAATTTTTCACTTTCTGCTCTATTCCAAAAGTGATCGTAACGATCAGAAAACTCCTGATTTTGTGGGTTACACCACCGTCCTTCAAACGATGTTTTTTCTTCTTCTAGCCCCATTCCAATGATTGGAAGTTCTAACCGACTAACAAATGTTAATCCCATAATATAGAAAGTAGGCTCTGTAGTTTGATAACTGTGCTTTAATGTTGTTCTAATTATTCTACTGTTAGCACTACCACCAATTGCTAAACTTTCTGCATGAGAGATTCCCAATTGGGTAGCCAGGTCATTGTGACCAAGGCCGGCGGCGTAGCCCTCCATGTAACTACATCCATTGACAACTAGGTTTTGAATCATGTTAATTCTTTGATCTTCTTATCATCCCAGCCCATCGATTTGGCATGAGTTTTAAGATCATCTTTAGTGTTAATCTGCGCTAATAGTTTAATCTCATCTTCTTTTAATTCAGGATATAACTCTTTAAGAAACTTAACAGCCTTATTATCGCCTGCGCCTTTTTTCTTCGGAGTAATCCATTGATGATATTGATTGCCCATACCTGGACTTACAGTTGTTGCTAATAGCCATTGTAGCTTTTTATGTTTGGAGGCGCTAATCTCAAAGAAGTTCTTGTTTAAGTTTTCATTGCAACTCATTAGATAGTATGCTTGTAAGTCTACGCTACCGCCTACACTACTACCCCAACGAATCATCAAGAATGGAGCAAATTTCTTTTTATTTTGCTCATCAAGACTATCGTAAAAATCTCTATTCTTACGATCAAACTGTGCCATTTCGTTTTTAATATCTAAGGGATCACTCATCTTTTGCTTTTTGATTGTTACGTTTCTCTTGGGTAGTTAACTTATCCTTGCCCTTAGTTGCTTTACTATTACGTGGATTACCGCACAAGGTACAATGTGGTTGCCCACAATCCATTGCATGATGTTTAGCATAGCGATGGGGTTCAGCTACAGGATTGCCGTGTGCTCGTGCAATCTTTAATTGCCGTTTGATCGAATTCCACGCACGTTGAATACGTGTACCATGTTTGATTTTATCTTCTTCTTTGCTCATATTTTAACCTATAGTAAACAATGATTTTATCTAACTGCTCTTGCAACTCTGGGTCTGTCTTTGCTAGTCTCTTTATGTTGCCCCATAATGAAGCTTCTTTTAGTTCTGCAATTAAAGCGTTATGCCCAAATTTATCTTCTTTCATACCGGATGCCATTGGGGAGGATCTTCCCCTTTTTGTAATTCATATAACATTATAACACGTTCTATAGCATCTTGTAAAGCAGGATTAGTCTTTGCGGCATTATGGATACTGTCCCATAACTTAATACGTTCAGTACGTTCAGTTTTTTGTCTATAATCGTAATCCCAGCCAATTGCTATTCTATCACCGGGGTGAGCATTTATTTCCCTAGCATAGGTTACACCATCAGCTCGTTCGTAGACGTATGCAGCACCAGGTTTAAGTAATCCCATATTACCAAACCTTACCGTAGTTAATGACCTCGCTTTGACGTGAGATATCTTTAATAAAATATGCACACATAGGTTCTGGACCTTCGGTTAAGGGAATGGCTAATAGTTGGCCAGGTTTAAGTTTAGGAAAATACCACTTAACGTCTTGATATATATCAATGATTTCCACAGGAGCAAATTCTGGTCGGAAACTTGTTAATGGATTGAAACAAAATACATTAAAGCCACGATCATTAATACTTGTTAGTGGAACAACTTCTAAGTCGCCAAAGTCTGGTTCGCCAATAAGAATTTGCCAATCCACTGGCATACGTATTGTATTCTCACCAATCTTTAGTACTAGTGCTGGACTGTTAAAAGATTCTAAAAAAATTAAGGGAATATAAAAATAATCCGGTTCTTTAGGGTCGCTATTATCCAAAACACAAAACCTAACTTCGTCAATTTCATCTGGAATCTGGTCCATTGGATATGCTATGTTGTCTAACGTTAATATTCTCATTGTTTTTCTTTTAGTATAAGTTCCGCTTCCGGTGTTACAATATATCTGCCAATGTTGCGATCCTGGAATCCTTCAATGACTTCTTGGTGTAACGGCAATTCTTCTATGGCAACTGAATCTACAACTGCATACTCTATATTATAATTGAAAGTACTTGCAAAGTAAACCTTTGGTATATCTAATGAATCTGCTATTTGGTACATAAACATATGATGTATATGACCGTAGTCGCCATCCTTGTAATGTGTTAGTATTAAGTCTGTATTAATAGCACGAACCATTGTTGCGGTATGTTCTCCTACTAATCCCGGATCCCAAAAGTTAAATTTTCCAGTCTGCTGATCTGTGTAGTCATCTATATAACCCATGAATACTGTCGCTATACCACGCTTATCCCAATATGCTTTTAGTTCTTGCCCACGTGGGTCCGATGCTCGATAGGTCAAGTAAACAATTACCCATTCAAACTCAGGATGTGCTTCAATAAAAGGCCAAGCAAAGATAACACAATCGTCGGGGTGAGCTACTAATGCGACTGCTCTCAAAAACTAAATCTCCAATCATTGATAGCAGGATCATACCATGTTACAATATCAGTCCCTACTTTACGGCAACGAGGCAAAATAATTTTACTAGGATTTCCCCAGATAGTATCTGTTACATTCATAGTTAGATCTTGATACCGTGCTTTCCAAAATAATACTACACATATATCTTGCGTAGATGTATCAACGGCAGAATTTGGAATTGTAATACGTATATTATTAATATCGTTGGGTTTGTTTAAGTCTACTATTAAAGGTTCTGTTTCGTATAATGTTGTTAAACGTAGATCGTCGAACTTGTGTAACTGTGAAAATAAATTGTGAATACAGTTAGCACGATATAATGTATTATCTAATCCATGTTGTTGTTGGAATCCAGTATTGATAATATTTTCAAACTCTGGATCAATTTCGATGTCTGGTTGAAACTCAAATGCATCACTATTCGATTGCACCATGGGGAATATTGGATGATTTTTATATACACGAGCTACAATTTCAAATTGACTAGGAATAAACACTCCGCCATTTCTGATAGCGTGATTAGCAATGGCAATAATGTTTTCATTGAATATCTGTGTGCCAATAGTTTCGCTTACATAAATGTCTGCAGAAATATCTGTATTTAAAAAATTATCATTGATAACTTCAATGACATCCCCGAGTCCAACCTTGGCAATTACATTACGGGCAAATTCGGCACGACCCGGATCCATTTCTACTGCATATACTTTTTTAGCGCCTGCTTTTGCGGCCAGAACACTTAGAAATCCAGTACCTGTGCCAATATCACATACTACCTTATCTTTTACAGCACTTTCGATTGCAGCTTTATAAAATATATTACGTCCAGTATCATTGATCATTGGCATAAACACACCATTATTACTAAACCAATTAAACTCTGCTTCTGTTGTTGTTATTGCATTATTTGTCATTATAATTTCCAAGTATTTTTAATAATATTGTAATACGTATCTGCTAGATACTCTTGGCTCTTAGGATCACCATGATAACCGGGATCTATTTTTGTGGTAAACGGCCAGGTATTTGTTGCATAAGCAGGAGTTTCTTCATAGGCAAGGGTCATATATTTGTCATCAACTACATTAGGTATTGCCGCACGTACGGTATTGCTATTCCATAGGTTATTTGCTACTAGTAAGAATGGGATATCGGCATAATATAACTGCATAATACCATCACGAATTATCCATTCGTCTTGTTGACGTTTCCATTCACTATCATACAAAAAGTTAACATATTGCTTCATTGCTAACTGGGTATTCTTATCTATTTTAGCACTACGATATGGATGATCATAATTCTCCACTAGACTAAAAATAGTTTCGCAGATCATACGATACGGATTGTTGCCATAATTTACATTGTCTATGCCAACATCTTTGCTGTATCCATTTAAATGACTATGTTGTAAATGTTTTTGTAAATCCGAATTCCATCCTTTGTTTTCTTCTGGCGGTGGTACATATGGTGCAGCACTTGCAGGGATTTCCATACGGTCATGGAATGTAGGGGCAATAATAGCAAACGTAGGGCGTTGACGTAATACTTCATCTATCTGTATACGAATGCCACCATTACTGCATCCTTGTCGAGCTAGTATCTCTACTTCCCATCCTAGCTTGTTAGCTAATACTTCTCCATAGGCAGTACCTGGTAAATCTTTTGCTGGTGCACTAAAGCTACATCCGCACACTATTAATTTATTCATTGTTGTAGTATTTTTTCTATATACGGATACAATAAGTTGGCTATTTCAACTTGGTGTTCCTCTTTGGTATGATATCCTGGGTCTACAAATGCTGGATCTTTAAAGCTCGCTTGCGAATAGATGCCATAATTTAATAGATTACTATCAATACAATTAATCTCGGGCAACCAAGCACAATTTCTTAAAAAGTGTTCTTGTCTAACTAAAAATGGAATTCCGGAATCGACTAAATCTCTGAGGCAATTTTTAATACACCAAATATCGAGCTGTTCTTTCCAGTTCATGTCAAACAATTCTGTAATATAATACTGCATTGCAACCTTTTGTTGCGCTGGCACTTTATAAAATCCCTCCCACGTCATTGATCCTACATTATCAGATCGTATAGTTGGGTTTTTGTTTAAGAAAGAGTTTCTAGAACTTAGATAATTATCATGGTCATATACTACGTTTTCCAATCCGCGAGTAATGTCATATCCGCGGCGCAGTTTATTCCATAGATCTGTACTGTTATCAAAAAAAGCAGAGTTAGTTGGGGTGTATGGTATTTCTGTGCGTGAACTATCAGTTAATGATATAAAAATAAAATCTGGGCGTGGATTGATCTTATTAATAGCATATTCAATTTGCAAACAAATACCAGCATTACTCATGCCACCGCGAGCCAAACTAATTAACTCATAGTCTAATTGGTCAGCAAGCAATTCACTGAAGTGTTTTCCCGGAGTATGTACACTTGCAGCCGCATTCGAATCTCCGCATACTACTAATTTTGCCATGGTGTTTTTTCTATTGTAAATGGATAGTTTGCTTCTTTATAAAACTGCTTACGCTTAGTAAGGTGTCGTTTAGCAAACTTGCAGGTACTTGTTATGTCCCAGATTTGGACAAAATCTTTGTCTTCCGCTTTGCGGATCCCACGCCCAATGGACTGGATAACTCTAACAAAGGACTTACCGGGCTCAATAAGCACAAGATTAAAAATCCTAGGGATATTAATGCCCACAGCAGCAACACCATAGGTAGCAATAATAATCTTATTAGTACTTGTTGCAATTTCATCATATTCTTCTTTTCTTTCTGCGGACTTAGTTGCTCCGCTAACAAAGACTACGTCAGGCTTGCTACTGAGTAAACTAAACAACGTGCTTAGTTCTACTTGTAATAGCTTGCCTGTTTCAATTCGATCAACAAGAATAAGTGTATTGCCACCTTCTTTAATACCATCAATTAATCTGGCCAAAAATGCTAGACGTGCTGTATTTGTTACCAGGTATTTTAATTCGCTTTGATAATCTGTATACTCTACACTATCCTGAAGTTGTACTATATTTACATGACAATTAGCCAAGTGGCCTGCTTCTTGAAGTTCACTGGCAGTTAGTTTACCAATGACTGGACCAAGACTGCATAACAAACTAACACGTTCGTATTCTTCTTGCGGAATAGTCCCAGTTAATCCCCAACGAATAGGTACCTTGGCAAACACACCTGTGAGTAAAGTCTTTAATGCATCTGCTTTGGCCATGTGTACTTCATCTACCATAACGCAGACAACATCTTCAATAAACTCACCAATAGTTACTTCTGCTGTGCCTGCTTGTGTTGCTTTTAGCAATACGTTTAGACTTTGCCAAGTACAGATAGTGTGTGTTTTGCCCCACTCTTTACGATCACCAAAGTACACGCCAACATCAAGCCCCATGTTAATATAGTCTGCTTCTGTTTGTGTTACTAGGCTTTTGTTTGGAACAATAATAATACTACGACCATAAGCTTCAATGCTTTTACTTAACGCCGCAGTCATAATAGTTTTGCCTGCGCCCGTTGCCACTTCTTGTATGCTTTGTGGATTAGCTAGGAAGTTGTTTAAAATCTGTATTTGATAATCACGCAGAACGATAGGCTTACCTTCTTGCGGATGTCCTTTTGGCCACAGTATATGTGCAAAGGTATCTTCAGTTACTTGATCAAATGTAAAACTAGTTCTATAGTCACGTAAATCTTCAATCTCAACATCATAGTTGCGCTGTTCTAAGATAGGAAGTATATCTGCAAGCAAGTTGATATAACTGCTACCACCAAGTTGGAAGAACGCAACCTTACCATCCCACCTGCCTAGTCTGACAGCGGGCTGATATCTAGCGCCTGGTACTTCGTATTTAAATTTCTTAACTAATGCAGTTCTATCTGCTAGTTCAAGTCCTTCAATTTTTAGATTAACTTCGTCTTTGATTATTAGTTTAGCTTGCACACGTCTGGTCCTTTGGAGTTTTTATTGTACACATCTTTAGTAAAGTATACAACCTTTTCTGCTGTTTGAATCCACATTTGGCGGTCACCGCCAAATAACATACCAGCACTACTAACCATCAACGGTATACGTGCAATGGCCGCACGTGGAATTTTGGTAGTATATACGACCTTAATATCTTCGGTAATTCCTTTATCCATTACTTTATTATCAAGAGTCATCATTGCACCCGGGAAGAATTTATTAAATTCTGTTTTTAATCGATTACTTAAATCAGGTTCGTACACATATATAGGAAATCTATTAGTAGCGCAAGCATACTCGGCAATATCTTTAACTAAGTTACTACTAGTTGTTGTATCAACTTTAAGTTCTCTGTTAGCACATAAACTCCAGAATCGTGTACCGTATGCGTCAATAACTACTTCCTCAATAACTTTATCAACTGTATATCCAAGTATAGGAGCATTGTCAACTAATGTGAGTAAATTATCTGTACTAAGTCCACCTAATTGTTCATTAACATATTCTGTTAATGTATCATGTGCATTAGTAATACTTAATACATCAGCATCGGCACGTAATTCGATTGCGTATGGTTCTTTTTCTGCGTCTAGCAACAAGTCCATTGCTTTAGTAAGACTAGAGTCAATGTCAAAGTTGTGTTGACGAGCAAATGTATAAACCCAATTTACATTGTGTTCAGTTAAATCAGCAGACCAATATTTTTTTTCGTGTTGCCATTGTATTTTGCCTTTACTAGATTTTGATTCTGCTCTAACTGTTTCAATTATATCTGCTAAGTATGGAAATTTCAAATTTATAGAGTCATTTTCTACCCACACTCGGCTAGTACGATCTATTTCGCGCAATGGTATCCTAAATTCTGCGTTTGTTTTAACTGGAGTAATATCTACACCTAGTTTAAATAATTGGCGCTCATATTTAACAACTAAATCTGTAGCTAACTTAGCCTGGCGATCTGTAAATGCAACTCCATTATGGCATTGCTCAGCAAAACTTTCCATAACTTTAACATCGTATCGTGCTAAATTAATAGGACTTTCGGGAAGTTGGAATATACTGTGTTTGCTTTTTCCGCCAGGATGTCTATGTCCGGCAATGATTTCAATGTAGTCTTCAACGTGGGAATATGTAAATTGTGCCATAGCATTAGTGTAACATATTTTTCTTAGTAGTGCAAATTAAAAAACCCCGAGTGGTTAAACCCGGGGTATAAAAACCGTAACTCAGGAGCTAAAACGAGCTACGGGTACTACAAAACTTATTTGCCTACGTTCAGCATACCTTTGAAGTCTGCTGGCACAACAATAGTCTGGACTTTGCCTTCACGTACTGCTTTGGCAATTTCCATTGTAGCCATTGCGTTCATGTATGGAATAGCCTGTGAATTACTATTCAATGTTTGGATACGGATAGCTTCTTGTTGAGCAATCTGTACTTCAACTTGTTTAGTTTTCAAATCGTTTGTAGCTTTAACTGCGGCATTTGCACTTGCTACAATGTCATCTGCTGGAGTAGCATTAGTTACACGAATCTGACTAACAGTAATTGACTTGTCTAGTTTTTCTTCTTTAAGCATTTGGTCTACAATAGTACGGATATCAGCTTCGATGTTAGCACGATTATCAGCTACATCAAGCGCCTTGTACTTGCGAACAGCCTTTGCAGTAGCAGAGTTAAGCAACTGTGACATATACTTGTACATCAAGTAGTATTCGCTGTGATCATATGTATGGAAGCTACGTGATTGATTAATCCACAACTCGCTTACTGCGGTTGGGTTGATTTCATAAATCATTGCTACGTCAAAGTCTTTGAGTGTAGAGTTATCTGCTGTTTGTGGAGTTAAGTTATCCCACGCAACTTGAATTGAGCGAACTTGAAACTCAAGTACATCGCCAAACATTGTTTGATTCCACGAACCCGGCTGTAACTCGTTACCTGCAATCTGTTTGCTCATATCAACACGCAGACCTACTGTGCCTGTTTCGATACGAGTACATGCTGTAGTAGCCGCTAATGCCGCTACCAGTACGCCTAATTTAAAAGTCTTGTTCATTGTGTTCCTTAGAATAAAAATACAAATAACATCATTACAATAAATGCTAATAGACTGCATAGCATACTAAACAAAAAGGTTTTTGTCAAGTCCCATTTCTCTGCGCCAGACATATGACGTACAACTGGAATACCAAAATAGAATACTGCGAACAGTATTGCAAACCCTACCCAAATTCTAATCATATTAATAATCTTTCATTAAAACATCAATGGTTTCTTGATGGCGTCTACTTAAATAACTCTGTGCTACTGCTAACATAAATCTTGCGTGTTCTTCACTTACCGGAACTACTACATTGTTTCCAAATTTTAAGTTATTCAATTCTCTCAGAGTACCAGCATACTGAGTATACATTTCTCCCATACGTTCAATAACCGATTGTTCAATATCCGGGGCTGACCATTCGTAAGACATATTAAGCCGCTTTCATACAAGTAACTTGAGCCATAGCCTTCCATTTAAGTGGAAAACTCTTACGTAAGTCTGCTACCTTAATAGCCATACGCAACGACATCTCACGCATCTTGTTCTTGTTTTCTTCTAAGAACTCGATGATCTCATCTTGTACCACTTGATCAAAATCATATTCACTAAACAACTCGCCATCTTTGGCAATCTGTTTAATACGTAATACTTTATCACGCATTGTGTCAAGTGTTAAGTCTAAATAGTGACAACGTGATTGTAGTGCATCCAAGTGATCACGCAACTTCTGCGACTTCATTTGATCGAACTTTAAGTTAGTAATAAAGATTACTGAACCATTAAAGTTAAATGTATCTGGAACGCCTTCGCGACGCAACATGTTACTATCAGACAACCAGCTAATCTTACGCTTCTTACCTGAGTCTAAAGCACCTTTAAGCAAGTTCAAGCAAACGTCATCTAACAAGATTGAGTCACAGTCATCAAACACTAATACGCAATTTGAATCCGAATACTTATAAAGTGTAGTATACAAACCAATTGCTGTAGCAGAACCTTTAACTACTTCTGCACGTAGTCGCTTACCTGAGATTTGATCAAACAAGCAGGCCTTTTCAACAATGCGCTCTACACCAAACGACTTACCAACCCCAGGAGGGCCACTTACAATCATAGCACGGATATCACCTGTGGTAGCAGCAGTAGCCATTTCGTCTAAGATCTCAAAACGCTGACGAATACGCTCAATAACTTCTTCGTCGGACTCTTGTGCTGTTTCTAATGCCTTAGCTTCTGCCACCGGGGTATTGCCAGCTTCAACAAATTCTTGTTCACTTACAAACTCGTAATCACTCATACCTTCTACTTTGACACGGATGTCTTCCGGGAATCCAGGAAACTTACCACCATTCTTTACAGTCACATATCCACCTTTAGCTGTGTTTTTATATTGTTCTACTAACTGGAATACTTGACCACTTACTTCTGTAGTGCGATATGCACCGTTTTTAATTTTAATAAAAGATACGGTCATTCTAGCTCCTTCTTATTAACAATACAACTATTATACAATATTGGGAATTAATGATCAACCTTGTCTGTAGTACTCTGGATTTTCAATAGGGTCTACATCAGTTTCGGCTACGGGCTCGTCCTCATCGTCGACATCCCACTCAGTATAGTCTATATCCTGTGCAATTTTAACCGCATCTTCTTCGAGTTCGGCTTCAACTTCTAGACTCAAATAAACTGCTTTGGTTACATAAAATTTTGGCATTGCTCGCTCCTTATTAATTACTATACTAATATTATAGCATTTTGGGAATTAATGGTCAAACAAAATCAAAGGCATATTCGCCTGTGTCGCCAATTGGGCTTACTAGTACTTTGCCCAATCCCAAAGTTTCGCTCAGTCTATGGAATACGCTACGAGCTTGAGCTTCTGTAATAGTGCTAACAAACAAGGTACCGTTATAAAACTCAGTTTTTACGTTTTCGTTTGTAAGAGTTACTTTAACTAACTGATCTACACAAGTATTAAACATTGACATTTATAACTCCTTTAATTTCACTATACATACATTATAGCATTATGGGAATTAATGGTCAATTTGCCATACCGCTTACTACATAATAGAAAAAACATAGTGGAGGGACCAATATAACTATCATAATCACCCAAGACCAAAAAATAATTACAGGATCGTCGGATGCAGGTGGCCCATCATAACGGTAAGATGTATTCGATCTTTCTAAGATCTTATTTTGTTCAGACAATAACCTGTTTCTTTCACACGTTGGGCACGGTCCAGTATTATATTCTGTACGGCAAGTAAAACATTTCATAGCTACTCCTTATTAATTACTATAACAATAGTATAACATTTTGGGAATTAGCGGTCTACCAAAATCAACTGTTCACGGTGCTATACGGGCTATAGTCTTCGGTGTTGTTTTTATGCAACACAATATTAGTGCGTTCTGTTACTGTTAATGCCGGAACATTATCGGCTTCGTTATATTCATAATCAATACAATTAACCCAATCAATAAATTCTTGATTTTCAGGGAAAGCATTATCATATTCAGATTCGATAATCATATTCTTTAGTTTCATATTATTCCCAATATTGTTCGTTAAAATATTTGTTTTGTATTTGTTTCTGACGCTCTTTAATACTATCGATTAATGCTAAACTTTCATATATTTGATAATCATCAACATTATGTGCTTTATAACCTTCGAATAACATTTCTAAATACCCATCCGACGGCATTTCATCTATATTCTCTCCAGCCATATAATAAGTCATACATTCTACGGCCTTATTATTATGTAATACCCTAACTGTTTTCTTTAGATAATAATTAGGAAACCCTTCTAATGCATCTAGATTCTTTTCACATTCTGGAGTAATATCCCATAATACTCCTTGGGTATTATATTCGGGATTTACGATTATATCTGCGTGACGGGCAAATCGAAATTCATGGTTCATTAATACTGCCCGTCCGAGGCTTTTGGCCATCGGACAACGGTCGGCCATTTGGGCCCGGTTAGTATTCATACCATAAGCGAAGTAGAGCATTTATGTCCTTTAATTAATACAACCATTATACAATATTGGGAATTATTGGTCAAGCAAACTTTAAACTAATAAGCAACGCCATTTCGGGATCTAGTACATCCAACAAGTAGTGTGCAGGTTCAGTATCGCCACCGTAGATCATACTAGGGACAAGTTTTCGGCCACATCCAATATTCTTCCAATCCTTAATTTGGAACCGCCAGCCGGGGCCAGCATACATGCGTCCTTCAAATTCGCCAAGTGTTTCCTTAAGGAATGGAATTACTTCTTTAAGCCTAATTCCATTACGCTGTGGTTGACGTGGTATTTTAATAGTTGTCATATTATTCTAACATGAGTAGTACTGCACTCAAGTCCGATTCATTGTTATACAAGATACGGCCGTGTTTGATGTCGTTATACCAGTTTTCGTTAAACAAATACCAGTTACGGTCAAACACTCGTACAGTAGGGTCAGGATTGTGCCAACGGTCTGGGCCGAATAACTTTTTAAATCCCACAGCATATTTTAGTCTAGGTAGCTTGCCGTACTTGTGCTTACCAAAGTCTAAGGCATATTTCCACTTAGGGAAACCTGCGTATCTACCATCTAGTTTAATTATTTTCATCAAAAAATGCTCCACTCAACTCTAAGAAGGTCAACATTGACTCGTCTCTTAGATATATTATTTCTAAATAGTTACCAACATATTCATTATACCACGGACTAGGATTATTACACACAGCATAGCCACCCGGGCCATAATGGTCTACTAGTTTACGCTTTATCCAAAATGGCTGACCCCAGTTAGGCTTACTATCGTATTCCTCATCAAAGTGCAAGGCTATCCAGTAGTTGTTTAGACGGCATTGTGTATAGCGACGATCTAATTTAACGATTTTCATCTAGTAGCCCAGTTAATATAAGCATACTAACGTCTGCATCATTTTTCAAATAAATCCAATATGGACGTGGACGATAGTCATTCATAATATGAATTGATCGAGCTGGGCGATTACCAAAGTCCGCATACCATTCAATCTTGGCATTTGACCAACGCCAGTCTGGCTTTTGGAAACTATAGGTCTTGTATGCGTTTTCCAGATACTCACATACTTGGCGAGCATCATTGCCATACTCAGTAAAACGTAAGCCAATGGCAAATCCCCACTTTTTATGGGCTTTGTGTCTATTAGATAGCTTTACAATTTTCATAATACTTCTATTATACTATTTTGGGTATTTTTAGTCAACAAAAAACCCGCCTTAGCGGGTTTATTATGTTAGTGTGTGCTAACTTATGCCGGAGTAATAGTGGTACTTACTGGATTTAAGTTACTCATAAATGCAACATATTCATTAGCCGCTTCCTCTGTGGTAAATGTAAGAATTGGGCCAGGTTCACCTTCGGGGAAGTTTGTTTCAACAAATGTTCCAAGTTCTTTCATTTCTGCGAGTTTGTAACTAAACGGCGCAGATTGTTCCGGTGTATGGTTATAGTTATATACTTGTTGTACTGTGACTGTCATGATATTTCCTTTATCTATAAAGTATTTATCATAAAAGGAAAAGCCCCAATTAAGGGGCTCTTCTTTTACATTTACTAACTTACATCATCATGCCAGGGTGACCACCTGCTTGAGCATTGTCTGCTTTAGGCAATTCAAAAATTGCACATTCGGTAGTCAATAACAAGCCAGCTACACTTGATGCATTGATTAAAGCTGTTTTAACTACTTTAGCTGGATCAATAACACCTTGTGCTAACATATCGCCGTATGTTTCTGTTGCGGCATTGTAACCATAGTTACCTTCGCCACCTGCTACTGCATTTAATACTACGTCAGCTGATTCGCCTGCGTTAGTAACGATACAACGTAGTGGTTCTTCCATTGCACGTAATACAATGTTAATACCAGCTTGTTGATCTGCATTGTCGCCAACTAAACCGCTAATAGCTTGACGAGCACGAACTAACGCAACGCCGCCACCTGCTACAATACCATCTTGCACAGCCGCTTTAGTAGCGTGTAATGCATCATCGATACGGTCTTTCTTTTCTTTCATTTCCACTTCAGTTGCGGCGCCAATACGCATAACTGCAACACCGCCTGCCAACTTGGCAACACGTTCTTGTAGTTTTTCACGATCGTAGTCGCTGTCTGTAGTTTCAACTTGGGCGCGGATTGCTGCAACACGAGCTTCAATTGCATTCGCATCGCCTGCACCATCAATAATGATTGTGTTATCTTTATTGATTTCTACACGACCTGCCATACCCAAATGCTCAACAGTAATCTTGTCAAGTGTCAGTCCTAGTTCTTCTGCAACAACTTGTCCACCTGTCAGGATAGCGATATCTTCTAACATGGCTTTGCGACGGTCACCAAATCCAGGTGCTTTAATAGCACAAGTCTTAACAGTACCACGCATGTTGTTTACCACTAAGGTTGCTAGTGCTTCGCCTTCAACATCTTCTGCAACGATAAGCAATGGTTTACCTGCTTTGCTTACTGCTTCCAATACCGGAATCATGTCGCGAATGTTTGTAATCTTTTTATCAAACAACAAGATGAATGGTTGATCCAATTCAACTGTTTGCTTTTCTTGGTTGTTGATAAAGTAAGGACTCAAGTAACCACGGTCAAACTGCATACCTTCTACAACTTCTAATTCGTCTTGTAGCGATTTGCCTGCCTCAACAGTAATAACACCTTCTTTGCCTACTTTGGCCATTGCGTCAGCAATCATCTTACCAATGCTTGCATCTGAGTTAGCACTAATAGTACCAACTTGTGCAATCTCTGCATCGGTTTCGCAAGGCTTGCTAAATGCAGAAATAGCATCAACTGCGGCACGTGTAGCTTGATCAATACCACGTTTCAAGTCCATTGGGTTATGGCCAGAAGTAACAAACTTCATGCCTTCTTTAACAATAGCTTGAGCTAATACTGTGGCAGTAGTTGTGCCATCGCCTGCAACATCAGCAGTACGTGACGCTACTTCTTTAACCATCTGTGCGCCCATGTTCTGTAACTTGTCTTGCAATTCAATTTCTTTTGCAACTGTTACACCATCTTTGGTCACATGAGGACCACCGAAACTACGTTCAATAACTACGTTACGGCCTTTAGGTCCTAGTGTTACTTTAACAGCATTGGCAAGGATGTTTACACCCTCAACCATTTTACTACGGGAATCATTCCCAAATTGTACGTCTTTTGAAGCCATTATATTTCTCCTTATTGTTCAACTACTGCGAGGATGTCATCCTCTTTCAGAATTAATAATTCTTCGCCGTCAACTTTAACAGTTTGACCGGCAAATTTACCGAATAGTACTTTGTCGTTAACTGCAACGTCAAGTGGATTAATTTCCCCTGTAACTTTGTTGCGAGCACCCGGACCTACAGCAAGTACTGTGCCTTGATCGGCTTTTTCAGCGGCTGCGTCTGGAATAAAGATGCCGCCCTTAGTTACAGCTTCACTGTCAACTCGGCGTACTACGACCCTATCAGATAGCGGTTTTAGATTCATCATGATCTCCTTTGTGAATGATTAAATTAAATTTATTTTTTATTGTACTACAGAATTGTAAGTATTGTCAACAACTACTTACAAAATTATTTATCATTTAGAAATAGGTAATGTTAGTTCTAGGGAAGAAACATTCTCTATACTGCATCGGTTTGATTTTATGCAATTCAACTACACTAGCTTTGCCCAAACCCATAGCAATACTAAGTGCCATACTTTGATTACCCAAAAATAAGTCTGCACCTTCGATAAGTCCGGCTAGTTCCAAAAAGTCCTTAACCGGGCGATATTTAATATTACATTTAGTAGCGGTAACAAACGCATCGTATTCTGCAATAGTGCCCACAAACAATCCATTTTTGTCTAGTTCGGCATCTGCACACATTTGTAACCAAGTACCAAATGCTTCTGGATCTCTATAGCGTGGTGTTGAGTTTACAATAATAGCGGCTTCAGTAATTGCGTCTGCTTCTAACCAAGGTGTATCGTAATCTTGCATCATAAAAGGTAAGTTGAATGTTTTAAAATAGCTTTCAACAATATTGCCTTCGAATGTACGATACAGTACTGCACGATATTGATCTAAGTTTACATCCGGCCTATTATCACCATCGTGCCAAGGAGTAACCTTAGTTATATACGTTTGACGCTCAATCAATGGTGCTAATAGCTCGTAGTCTCGTTCTGTGTAACGACCTCGGTGTGCTGGATCACAATCCTCTGCACGATAGCCGTATGTAGGTAAAATACGCTCTAGGTTGCGAATACCAATCTGAAACTCGCCACCACCCATTTTTTTAACTGCGGCTAAACTATATACAGTATCACCGGCAGTTCCAGAATGTAAAAATGTTGTCATTAGATCTTTTTAACTAAGAAGATTCCGTATCCGTTGTGCCAATCACTTGGGAACATTGGGTTTTCACCTGTTTCAACTTCAATCTTGTATAGTAGCTCTAGACCAACTTGATCAAATGCACGATATGTTCCAGCTTTTTCGCGGCTACCATATGTAACACCTTTGTATTCAGTTGGGAAGTATTCGTTATCGTTCCAATCATCAACTACAATTAAACTAATCTCTTCTAAGCAAGGAGCAACTTTGTCAATGCCTTGGAATTGACTTTCTTCATCGTGGTAACCATCATACATGTAAACGTTAAATGGACCATATGGAGCAGGTTCAAATGTTTCAAATGCTTGATTTAATAATAACTCAAGATTGGCTGTGTCAATCTTAACAGTAGCCACATTATGGCGGCAGTCTGCTTCTGGACTTGTAGAGTAGTGCGGATAGCTTTCTGAATAGTTATCTACGGC